TTAGAAGAAAGAGTAATCGAACTTACAGAAGAAAACAAACCAACTAATCCAGAACTTTGGAGTAGAGCTCTCGCCGCCGCACGAGCAAAATACGATGTATATCCATCAGCATATGCAAACGCATTCGCATCAAAGTGGTATAAAGAGAAGGGTGGTAGTTGGAGAAAATCAGAATCCATCAACGAAGGTAAAGCACACTTTGAAAAGAAATTAAAAAGTGGTAACATCTTTCAAGTAATCGATAGAGATATGAAAGGTATGAGAAGGCCTGAAAAAGAAGATAAGTTTCTTATGCAGATTGTAGATAAAAAAGGTAAGGTAGTTAAACACATTGGTTCACACCCATCACTAAGTGGAGCTAAAAAGTATTCCAACTCAGTAAACGAAAGTTTAAATCATAATGATATGTACACTATGTTAGATATCGCTGCTGGGTATAGTTCAACACAACATGAAGCTGCAGGACAAATGTGGAGTGATGAGCAAGATTTATATGATTACTTAAAATCAGACCATATTCCTAAAAAATATCATAAGAAATTTTACAACGATATTAAAAGAAGATTCAAAGGTGTAAATGAATCAGTAAACGAAGGTATATCCGTATTCGATGAAAGACACTTTGGTAAAAAAGGTATTATCATTATGATTGATGATAACGGAAAGAAAGTATCAGCTATCTTCAAAAATAAAAAAAACGCAGATAAGTACAATAGAAATAAATCATCGGATTTACAAACTCTTTTAAAGTTAGCAAAGAATACTCCATACCCAAAGGCAATTGATGAATCAGTAAACGAAGCTAAAGAACCTGAAGTAATTACTCAATTAAGAAAAATCGTAAAAGATAAACAAAACGATTTGATTAAAGATACTAAGAGTGGTAAGAAAGTAAGAGTTGATATGGGTTCAGCAAACCTAATGGTTCAAGTATATGATGCACTTAAACAACAATCTAATAAAAATAAGTTTGTTAAGAGTGGTATCGTAATGATGGGACATATGGCTTACAAACTTATGAAGAAAGAAAATACTTCTGAAGTAATTGAAGAGGCTGAGTATCAAGGTAGAAAAGTAGAACTTAACAAACCAATGCAAGGTGATTCTAAAAAATTCAAAGTGTATGTTAAGAACGCTAAGGGTAATGTGGTAGTAGTTCACTTTGGACAAAAGGGAATGGTAATCAAAAAAGATAATCCAAAAGCAAGAAAATCATTCAGAGCTAGAATGAATTGTGATAACCCTGGACCAAAATGGAAAGCAAACTATTGGTCTTGTAGAAAGTGGTAAGTAGGTTTATTAAATATATTACCATATTTATAGTATAAGAAGTTTAATCTAAAAAGGCAAATTATGAACACATTATTAATTATCGTAGGGGTTGTAGCAGTTATCGCAGCAATATACGCAGTATTATTATACACTGGAAAAATCAAAGATAGAGATGGAGATTTTATTCCTGATGTAGTAGAAGATACAGTTGAAGATATCAAAGAAGATGTTGCAGAAGTAAAATCAGAAGTTAAACGTAGAGTTAAGAGAGTTAAAGAAGAACTTAAAGACGTTAAAGCTGCTGGTAAGAATCTTGCTAAACAATCTAAAGATGTTGTAGAAGCTGTAAAGGGTGGAAACCGAAAAGGTAGAAAACCATCAAACAAAAAAAGAAAACAAGCTACTAAAAAATAAGAGTAGCTTATGGAAAAGTATTTCGGAAATTTTAAGAATCTGATAATCTTAGTATTAATTATAGTAATAATTTTTCTAAGACAATGTAGTGGAGATGGGGTTGAAAATACCCCGTCCGAGCCTACTATTATCACAAAGGTAGAAACGAAATACGATACAATTACCATAGACAAAAAAGTTTACGTTCCTAAATGGAAAACAAAAATAGTTACACAAGTTGATTCTATTCTAGTAAATACACCCATAGATACTTTAGAGGTGTTAAAAGAATATTACGCTAAAAATGTATTTGTTGATAAAATAGAATTAGATTCTTTGGGGTTTGTCACTATAACAGATACAATATGGATGAACACTCTTTTCAATAGACAGGTTACTTCAGATATTATAATACCTACAACAACTGTAACTCAAACTGAATACATAAATCAAAGAGAATTCTATGTAGGATTCGGATTAAATGGAACATCAAAACAATTTAATTATGTTGGTGGTTCGTTATTGTATAGAACAAAAAAGAAGCAGGCGTTTGGATTAGGTATTGGATTAAACGACCAATTTCAACCAATCATATCTACTCAGTTTCTTTGGAAATTGGGAAAGAAATGAGCAAAAATATAAAAGAACTTATTAGAGAAGAGTACGTTAAATGTGCTAAAGACCCTGTCTACTTTTTTAAAAAGTATTGTTATATTCAACATCCCAAAAGAGGTAAAATACTTTTTGATTTATACCCATTCCAAGAAGATGTTATGGGTGAGTTGGATAAGCATAGATACAATGTAATCCTTAAATCACGTCAGTTAGGTATCTCAACATTATCCGCAGGTTATTCTTTATGGATGATGTTATTTTTCGAAGATAAAAACATATTGGTAATTGCAACTAAACAAGAGGTAGCTAAAAACTTAGTTACTAAGGTTAGGTATATGCATGAGAACTTACCGAGTTGGTTAAGAGGTGATACCGAAGAAGATAACAAACTATCCTTACGATTACGAAATGGTTCAACAATTAAAGCAACATCAGCTAGTGGTGATGCAGGTCGTTCTGAAGCATTATCAATGTTGATTATAGATGAAGGTGCATTCATTAAAGGTATTGATGAGATATGGGCATCTGCTCAATCTACTCTATCGACTGGTGGAAAGGCAATTGTTTTATCAACTCCAAATGGTGTAGGGAATTTCTTTCACAAAACTTGGATTAAAGGTGAACAAAAAGATGGTTGGAATCCAATCAAATTACATTGGACTGTACATCCTGAAAGAAACGATAAATGGAGAGCAGAACAAACTCAACTATTAGGTGAGAAGATGGCAGCACAAGAATGTGATTGTGATTTTATCTCATCTGGTTATACAGTTGTAGATGGACAGCTCTTAAAATGGTACGAAGAAACGCATGTTCAAGAACCAGTTGAAAAAAGAGGTTATGATAATAACTATTGGTTATGGTCACAACCAAACTATACGAAAAATTATGTAGTGGTTGCCGATGTTGCTAGAGGTGATGGGGCAGATTATTCAGCATTTCACGTCTTTGATGTAGAAAGTGTAGAACAAGTTGCAGAATACAAAGGTAAAATAGGTACTAAGGAATATGGTAATATGTTAGTAAATGTTGCAACCGAATGGAACGATGCATTGTTAGTGATTGAAAACGCTAATATTGGTTGGGCAGTTATTCAAGAAGCAATAGATAGAAATTATAAAAACTTATATTATTCATATAAAGAGTTTGGATATATAGATGATGATGTTCATCTACAGAAAGCATATGATTTAAAAGATAAATCTCAAATGGTACCTGGTTTCTCAATGACAAGTAGAACTCGCCCATTAGTTATCTCAAAGTTAGATACTTATATGAGAGAAAGAGTTCCTATTATTCGTTCTAAACGATTGATTGAAGAACTTTTTGTTTTTATATGGAATGGTAACAGAGCTGAAGCTCAACAAGGTTATAATGATGATTTAGTATTATCATTTTCAACAGGCCTTTGGGTAAGAGATACGGCACTTAAATTAAGACAGCAAGGAATTGAATTAAATAAAAGAGCATTATCCTTAACATCAAAACAGGGTGTTTTTAAATCAAATCAATCCAAAGCAAAAGATGCTTGGAAGATAAAAACAGGTAAAGGTGATGAAGATATAAGTTGGTTACTATAAAATTTGGATATTAAAAATATTTTTTGTATATTTATATATTGTAAGTAGTAAATAAAGAAAAACATTATGGCAGATACATCATTATTTGGTAGATTAAAAAGATTATTCTCAACTCAGGTAGTTGTTAGAAGAGTTGGTAAAGATAAATTAAAAGTTGTTGATTCTTCAAGATTACAAGGAGATGGTAATCGTAGAGGTTCAGCTTACTATGATAGGTATGGAAGATTGCATGGTTCTAACTCAAGAAAGAATTGGCAGACATACAATGAAAGATTTAACTACCATTCAAATAAACTAGAATTATATACAGATTATGAAGCAATGGATAAGGATTCTATTATTTCATCAATCTTAGATATATACTCTGATGAGTGTACTCTTAAAAATGATATGGGTGATGTAATTCGTATCAAATCATCTGATGAGAAATTAAAGAAAACATTACACAACTTATTCTATGATGTATTAAATATTGAGTTCAACTTATGGTCTTGGGTAAGAGGTATGAACAAATATGGTGATTATTATCTTTACTTAGATATTGATGATGAGTTAGGTGTTGTAAATGCACAACCATTATCTTGTTATGAAACTCGTAGAGAAGAAGGATATGATTTAGATAATCCTTACTCAGTAAGATTTGAAGTAGAAGAACAAAATACAAACGCCATTTCACAAAGAAATCAAACTAAGTTTTTAGAATCATTTCAGGTAGCTCACTTTAGATTACTTACAGATACAAACTTCCTTCCTTATGGTCGTTCACTATTAGAAGGTGCAAGAAAGACTTGGAAACAATTAACTCTTATGGAAGATGCTATGATGATTCATAGAATTATGAGAGCTCCTGAGAAAAGAATCTTTAAAATTGATATTGGAAACATTCCACCTGCAGAGGTTGATTCATATATGGCCAACATCATTGACCAAATGAAGAAAACTCCATATATTGATGAAGCAACAGGTGATTACAATCTTAAATTCAATATGCAGAATATGTTGGAAGATTACTACCTACCTGTTAGAGGTGGACAAAGTGGTACTGAGATTGATTCCCTGAGTGGAATGGAATTTGGTGGTATTGATGATATTGAATATCTAAGAAATAGAATGATGGCAGCACTTAAAGTTCCAAAAGCATTTATTGGATATGAAGAAGGTGTTGAAGGTAAAGCTACATTAGCACAAGAAGATATTAGATTTGCACGTTCTGTAGAAAGAATCCAAAAGATTGTACTTTCAGAATTAACTAAGATTGCAATTGTACATCTATATTCACAAGGATATACAGATGACCAATTAGTAAACTTCGAATTACAACTCACAAACCCATCTATTATATATGAGCAAGAGAAAGCAAACCTTTGGTCTGAAAAAGTAACATTAGCTAGTGATATCAAAGATTTAAAAATGGTATCACAAGAATGGGTTTACAAAAACATCTTTAATATGAGTGAAGATGAGTGGAAAGAAGAACAATTTAAAGTCATCAATGATATTAAATTAGGATTCAGACACGAACAGATTGAATCAGAAGGTAACGACCCAGTTAAGACTGGTGAATCATTTGGTACTCCGCATGATTTAGCATCACTATCTCAACAAAGTGGTGGAGATGAAGAAGGTGCAAACTCAGGATTCCCAACAGAAGAGGGTGGAGCACCTAAAGGTGGGTTTGATGGAGCTGGTAGACCTAAAGAGGGTGGAACGTATGGTAAAGATAAATCACCATTTGGTAGAGACCCATTAGGAAACAAATCGTTATCTAAAAATGAACGATATAACGCTAATTCAGTTATCAATCAAGAACAAATTGATGCAGTAATCAGTCGTATGAAATCGAAAACTAAAACCAAAAAAATAATAATAGAATCCTTAAAAGAGGATACCAATGATGAAAGTTTATCATTATTGGATGAGAAAAACATATTGGATTCTTAAAAATATAATATTTATAACCAAATATATAGTTACTTTTATCAAAACTGAGGAAAGAAATGAAAAAATTAAAACATAGTAAGTACAAAAATACAGGAATTCTATTTGAATTATTGGTAAGGCAGATTAGTACCGATACTTTAAATAATAAAGATTCCAAAGCTACTTATACTATAAGAGAGCATTTTGGTAAAAACACAGAATTAGCAAAAGAACTTAAACTGTACAAAGCGCTATCAGAAGAATCATTCAGTTCAGAGTACAAGGCATCTGAATTTGTAAATATTATTCTAAGTGAACGTAAAAAATTAAACGAAACTACTCTTAATAAACAAAAGTATAATTTAATCAAAGCTATTAAAAAGAACTTTGTATTAGAGGACTTTTTTAATTATAGAGTAACTAACTATAAAGAGAACGCATCTATATATAAATTATTCGAACATACAAATTCAGATAATCCAAAAGAATATATTGAATGTAAATCTACATTATTAGAATCTTTATCAAGCGAAGTTAAATCTACAGATAAAGTTGTATCTACTATTAACGAAGAGTATTCTAAACAACCAAAAGAAGTTAGATTGTTAGCTTGGAAAATGTTAGTTGAGAATTTTAACAACAAATACACTACACTAACTGATAAACAACAGGATATTCTTAGAGAATACATAAACTCAGTAGATAATTCTGAAAAACTAAAGAAATTTGTGGTAAGAGAATGTAATTCTTTATCAAAAAACATCAAAGCTATTAAAGTTACAGATACGATTACTAAGATTAAGGTAAACGAAGTTGTAAAATTAATATCTAAGGTAAAAGTATCTAAGGTAATTACAGAATCTCAAATCTTATCATTATTAAGGTACACAGAACTTCATAATGAACTAAAGAGGGTATTCAAATGAGAAATTTAATCAAAGAAATTGAAGATAAGTTCGAAGAAATTGAAGAAGCCAATGTAACTGGTAACTTAGATGGTGGCGAAGGCCCAGTAAAAACTCCACATGCCTTTTCAAAGAGCAAAGATGAGGATGATTTGGATGATGACCACATTGAGGTGTTGGGATATAAGAAATCAAAGGAGAATAAGATGAACACAAAGAAATTAGAATCTTTAGAAAATAAATTAGAAAAGAAAATTAACGAAATTTCTTATAAAGACTTTAAAAAAGATGAAAATCTAAAACAACATCAAAAAATAAATCACTCTATTAAAGAAATTAATAGTATGATGTTTAAATTAGAAAGAATTGTTAATCAAAACGCTAAACTAAAGACTGAAGCTGGTGTTCATAATGGACAATATTGGAAATCTACTCAAAAGAGATTTGGAAAAATATCAGAACGTATGTTAAAAGTTGCAAGAAACTTAAAAGAACTGTCTGCATGATTTCTAAAAAGAAAATATTAAAAGAAGAACTTTCAAATAAGGATTTGGAGAATATTCGTCTACTTATAAGATATGAAGTAGCACAAATCATGTTTGATTTATATAGAAAACGAAAAGTTTGGGGAGCATAATGGCTAGATTACTTATAGATACAATTCCTTTTACTATGACTAAGAGGCAAATCAACGAATCATTGGAAGATAACAATGGTAGGTTGATTGTTAATGGTGTCCTACAACGTGCTGAAGCTGAAAACCAAAATGGTAGAGTTTATCCACGTTCAATCTTAGAAAGAGAAGTGGAAAAGTACAAAGGTAGGGAAATTAAAGAAAGTAGAGCGTTTGGTGAGTTAGACCATCCTGAATCTTCTGTAGTTGAACTAAAAAACACATCACATATCATCAGAGAAGTGTATTGGAAGGGTGATGATGTAATGGGTAAGGTAGAAGTACTTAAAACTCCAGCAGGGAACATCCTTAAAGAGCTTTTAGAGGCAGGTTGTACTGTTGGTATCTCTTCAAGAGGTATGGGTTCTGTAAAAGAAGCTAGTAATGGTAAATCTGTTACTGTAGAAGATGATTTTGATTTAATTTGTTGGGATTTTGTTTCAAACCCATCAACACATGGTGCATTTATGAGACCTGTAAACGAATCAGTAGTTGGAAAGAGTAAAACTCCATCATATAAGAAAATTAATACTTTAGTTAGAGATATCATCTGTGAAATTGATGGTGTTTGTGCTATTTAGGAGAAATAAATGAAATTAACAGATATAAAAAACTCACTTAACGAAATCTCAGCAATCGGTGGATTAAAGCAGGTTGTAAAAGGTAATACTGATAGAGTAGAAGGAATTAAACTATCAAAAGAAATGGCACAAGCTATGATTGATTGGTTTAACTCATCTCCTTATGGTAGAAAGTATCCAAAAGCAGCAAAAGCTAGATTACACATATCATTAGGTATTATGAGTGTTATGGGATTAGATAGATACGCTAAACACAAAGGTGCTAAAGAAGAATTAAAGTACATCAAAGATTTATCAAAAGCAATGAGAGATAATGTAAATGAAGCTAAAGGTAAATTCAAAAAGGATGATTTAGTTTATAATAAAAGAACTAAGACTGTTGGTATCGTAAGATTAGGCGATGATGCATCAGGTGAAGTGAAAACTGATGCTGATGGTAATGTGAATGTAGATGAATTGGAAAAATACAATCCAATTAAAAACAAACACCAAAGCAATGCAAAGGTTGCACCATCTACTGAAAAGGAAGTAAATAAGAGAGGTTTATTTAATCCGTTCAAAAACGAATCAGTAGTTAACGAAGCTAAGTACGATATCGGAATGGCTCGTAAAGGAAACGGATTGACTGTTTACAATAAAGCTGAAGAAGTAAAGGGTGATTACAAAAATGTAGCTCATATTGATAACAAAGGTAAAATAAAATACTTAGATAAAAAAGTACCATCTAACATTAAGAAACAAATCGAAGCTGAGGCTAAGAAGATGATGGAAATAACAAAAGAGGGAACTATGAAACTAAAAGATATATTAAAAGAATCGTTTGAAAAAGGTAAAGTTTATTCAAACCCATTCCACACTCCATTCGTTAAAGAAAACGATGAAGAGAGAAGAGAAGAATCATCAGAAATGACTACAGAACAAAAACAAGCTTTCTTAGAAGCAGTTAAAGCATACAAATCATTTGGAGAATCAATCTATAGAAAAGAAGGTTTATCTAAAGTATATGAATCAATCAGAAGTTTAGTAGAATCAGCTGGTAAGAACATGGTTAAAGAAACCGAAGGTTCGTTTGATGGTATTACTGTTGGTAGACACGTAAAGAGAATGAACGAATCATTCAAAGTATTTGAAAAAACTTTAAGAGAAGTTGGAACATTACAACAAAGGTTAGAAGCATCTTATGATGAAATTGGTGAAACATTAGGAAAGTATTACGAAATCAATGAATCACATGGTGAAGAAGAAAAGGTTGAAGAAGGAAATGAATTCGGTGCCGCTAGAGCTAAAGCAATCGCAAATGGTGATAGTGAATTTTCTGTAGATGGTAAAACTTATCCTGTAAAATCAGTTGATAAGGATGATAAAGAAAACGCAAAAGAATTTTCAAACGAATCTAAATCAATGAAACTTACTTCTATGTTAAATGAATCATTTGGATTTGGTGAACTACCATCATCTAAATTAATGAAGATGAAAGTATCAGCAAAAGATATGTTAGCTTCAGTTAAGAATAAAAAAATAAATGAATCACCAGTTTCACTTAATAAAGATGAGATGGAAAAACTTCACAAAGATGGTGAGATTGAAAAAGATGGACATGAGATTGAGTTCACTAAAGAAGAAAAAATGAACGAAGGTTTTTCAACTTGGGAAATGAGATTTTCTGATATGAATCTTGGTGGTGTTAAACTATCTAAGAAGAATGTATATAGAGTGAAAGCAAGAAATACAGTTGAAGCTATTAAGAAAGCAGCTAAGATGGCTGGTGTTGAAAAAAATTGGATTGCAACCGAAACACATTCACTAAAGAAACTAGGATAACCACAATGGATTACTCAGATATATTACAAGATATTTCAGTTGATTTATCTTTTATGGTAAAGAAACATCTAAAGAATATTAAAAAATTAGATTCCAAACAACAAAAACAATTTGGAAAACTATTTGGAGATATGAAGCAGGGTATTGATGATTTATCTGAAGGAGTTAATGAAGGTACTATCAATGAAGTTCCTGAGCCGGATGTAATCAGAAAACATGCATCAGGTTATGTTGGAACTAAGTTTGCTAAGAAAGCTGATGACCACGATATAATTCAAATGGTTCAATTGAAAGACCAATCAGCTAAAGTTTACAATCAACAAATGTTACCATTTCATAAAGAGATAGGTGCACTTTACAAAAAATATAAAATTAAATCATTCAGAGGAATGGAAAAGTAATTTTACTAAATTTATTTAGATATTTATATACACCTATCAACAACAATGTGGTAGGTGTATTTTTTTACAAACATTTATATTATAATATGCAAGAAAACGAAAAGAAGTTTAAAAAACCCTACAAAAAAATTAGACGTGAAGATATGGAGATTCCAGGTTGTTATACTGGAGTAAGGGTAGTTAACGGAAATATCGAACTAGCCCTAAAGACATTTAAAAGAAAAATGAAAGATAGTGGAAAGCTTGAAGAATTAAAAGACCGTAAGGAATTCCTTAAACCATCAGCTATCAAAAGAAAGAAAATGCAACAAGCGGTAAGAGCCGAATGGCGAAGAAATCAGCTTGAAAATTAAATAGTTAACACTTTTTAATGGTTTCCATTAAACTACACTATTTATAGTAGATAAAAATATCACTTTCCAATAAGTGATTAAATATATTAGTAAATAATATTCTATTAAGATTTCTAATAATCTTATTTCCAAAAACAATTTAAGGAGAACAATTATGGCAAATAGAAAAGATTTGTTATCTGAAGCTATCGCTGATGCAAAAGCCGTTAAAGAAACTGCTCTAGCAAATGCTAAGTTAGCTCTAGAAGAAGCGTTCACTCCAAAGTTACAATCAATGATTTCTGCGAAATTAGCTGAAGAAGCTGATGAAGATGAAATGGAAGATGAAATGGAAGCGGATGCAGCAGTAGCTGTTGAAGATGAAATTGAATCTGACGAAGAATCTAACGAAGAAGAAGTGGTGGTAGCTGAAGAGGAAGCTGAAGAAGAAGTACCTACTGAAGAAGAAGTAACCGAAGAAGATAAAGAATCAACTGAAGAAACTTACGAATCAGAAGATGAAGTACCAGTAGAAGAAGAATCTGAAGAAGATTCAGAAGTATCTAATGAAGATATGGATGAAGATGATTTAGATTTAGAATCTGTAATCGCTGAATTAGAAGCTGAAATGGCTGATGATGATGTATCTGAAGAAGATAAAGAATCAACTGAAGAAACTTACGAATCAGAAGATGCTAATGAAGATGAAGATGCAGAAGCTGTTACTGAAGAAGAAGAAGAAGATGATATGGATGATGAAGAAGAAATCGATTTAGACGAAGTTATTAGAACTTTGAAAGAAATGGAAGATGATTCAGAAAAAGTATCAGAAGAAGAATCTGAAGAAGAAGATAGTAAAAAAGATGATGAATTAGAAGAAGCATACCTTACTATTGAAAGTTTACAAAAAACTATCAATGAAGTAAATCTGTTGAACGCTAAGTTACTTTTCACTAACAAACTATTCAGAACTTTTGATTTAAACGAAGGACAAAAAGTAAAAGTACTTGAAAACTTCGATAGAACTTCATCAGTAAGAGAAGTGAAATTGGTATTCTCAACTTTAGCAGAAAATTTGAACGTTGCTAAAAAGAAAAGAACAGTTGTTAAAGAAGGTTATGCTTCTAAAGCAACAAAAAGTTCAGCACCAAAGAAAGAAATAATTTCTGAGGGCAATGAATTATCGGCTAGATGGAAAAAACTAGCAGGTTTAAAATAATTAATAAGATTAATAACGGAGAAAAAAAATGGATTTAAAAAACATTTTAAATGAAGGTTCTTCTCACACCGCAAGACTATCTGAAGCAACAAGAGCTTTAGCTGGTAAGTGGGAAAAAACCGGTCTTTTAGAAGGAATCGCAAACGAAGTTGAAAAAGCTGGCGTTGCAACACTTTTAGAAAACCAAGCTAAGCAATTAGTAAAAGAAGCTTCTTCTACTGGAACTACAGCAAACTCAGAAGAGTGGGCAGGTGTAGCTTTACCATTAGTAAGAAGAATATTTAGTGAAATCGTAGCAAAAGATTTCGTATCAGTACAACCAATGAACTTACCATCAGGTCTAGTATTTTATCTAGATTTTAAATATGGTACGGCTCAACCAGGTTTCGCAACTGGAACACCAAAAGAACAGACTGATTCTGTATTCGGTGTAACTGAAACTGAAAACGACCCATCAGGTGGTTTATATGGTGCAGGTAGATTTGGATACTCAATTAACGATTCTGATTCTGCAGAACAAACTTTAGGTGCGGTTGGTGCAAATCAATTCCAAACTGGTTCAGCAGTAGCTCCAGCAGTTTATAACTATGATACAGCGTTTTCAGCATCTCATGGTGATGCTTTAAAAGCAGCTGGTGCAGTATTTACAATGACTATTCCTACAGCATCTTTGACTGGATTTGATGAAAAAGGTATCAGAGGATTTAGAGTAGTTGGAACGGGTATTAGTGATAACTTCCCACAATTTACTAAGTTAAGTGGTGGTAATATTGTATTTGTACTTAAAGGTGCAATCGTTGCAGCTAACAAAATGAAAGTACAGTATCAATCACAACCAGATGATATCTCAAGAGGTGATTTTGAGAATAAAGATTCTGATGCTACTGATTTAGGTATTCCAGAACTAAACGTAGAGATGAAATCTCTTCCTATAGTTGCTAAGACTAGAAAGTTGAAAGCACAATGGACTCCTGAATTCGCACAGGATTTAAACGCTTATCATTCAATTGATGCAGAAGCTGAATTAACTTCTATGTTATCAGAATACATTTCGCAAGAAATCGATTTTGAAATATTAGACATGTTAATGCAAGATGCTAAATCAACAGGATACTGGTCAGCTAAAGCTGGTAGAGTATGGAATGGTACTGCATTTGCAGCAATGGATAACGCTGAATATGGCGCATCTGCTTACAATCAGGGAGCTTGGTTTCAAACTCTTGGTACTGTAATCGCTGGTGTATCTAACTCTATTCACCAAAAAACATTAAGAGGTGGAGCTAATTTCTTAGTTGTATCTCCAGATGTTGCTACAATAATTGAATCTATCCCAGGTTATGCTAGTTCAGCTGACAATGGTGATGCTCAATTTGCGTTTGGTGTATCAAAAGTTGGTTCATTAAATAGTAGATTCCAAGTATATAAGAATCCTTACATGAAAGAGAACGTAATATTAATGGGTTACAGAGGAACACAATTCCTTGAAACTGGAGCGGTTTACGCACCATACATTCCGTTAATTATGACTCCTTTAGTATATGACCCTAAAAACTTCACTCCACGTAAAGGTGTTATGACACGTTACGCGAAGAAGATGTTAAGAGGTGAGTTCTATGGTAAAGTATATGTAGATTCATTAAACAGAATTCAGTAATCATTTGATTATTGATTAGTTTTTAAATTAAGGGGAAAGAAATTTCCCCTTTTTTTATGCTTAATTCATATTTATAATAAAGAGTTATTTAATCATTGGAAAAAGGAAAGTATGGCTGAAAACAAAGACAAAACTCCACCAAAAGGTAATGTGAGATTTTCGATATCTTTATCGGAAGAACAGAAAAGAGCAAAAGCTCAAATTTTAAATCATCCTTTCAATTTTGTGATAGGTAAAGCAGGTAGTGGTAAAACTCTATTAGCATGCCAAATAGGATTGGATATGTTTTTTAAAAGGAATGTAAATAAAATTGTAATAACAAGACCAACGGTATCAAATGAGGATAATGGGTTCTTACCAGGTTCATTAGAAGAAAAAATGGAACCTTGGTTAGTTCCAATTAGAGCTAATATGAGAAAAGTTTATAACAAACCAAACGTATTACAGAAAATGGAAAGTGATGAATCAATAGAATTAGTATCTTTATCACATTTTAGAGGAAGAACTTTTGATAACTCCATAGTTATAGTAGATGAGTTTCAAAACTTAACTAAGCAACAACTATTAATGGTGTTGGGTAGGGTTGGAAAAGGTTCTACTATGATATTATGTGGTGATAAACAACAATGTGATTTGAAATTTAATAATGATTCGGCAATACATGAAATTCCTAAATTAAAAGGTTCAAAATATGTGTATGATATAATGTTAAAAGATAACCATAGACATGAATCTTTGGATGAAATTTTAACATTACTAACCGATTACTAATAAATATTATATTTATAGTTAAGTAACAAAAATAATTAAGGGAAAAGCGTGCCAGATTATACAGGTTCATTTAGTGGAAGTTTTGAAGGTAATGGTAGTAAGTTGACTAATATTGATTATTATTCACTTGGTAATATACCTGCGACTATAACCCCATTTCAAAAAAATTCAATACTAGCTAACAATTCTGTTAGAGATAATTTTGTATCTAATGTTAAAACAAGATTAAATGCAGAAACTGTTATTAGTTCATCTGCTCAATTAACAACGGACTTTGATATTAGGTATGGTAATGAAACAGGTGATGATTTAGTAAGTGGTTCAGCACAGGTAATCAGTTTATTACCTAGTGGAACGGTGAGTGGTTCAGCACAGATAATATCTAAGCTACCATCAGGAACAATAAGTGGTTCATCGCAAGTAAATTATGATGCTATATTAAACAAACCAACTACAATCACAGTTAATCAGAAAAATGCCATCGTTGCAAACACTGCTAAAGTTGGATATACTGATTCCGCAGTTAAAAGTAAATTAAATACTGAAAATGTATTAAGTGGTTCTGCGCAAGTAAAGAGTTTACTACCATCAGGTGTTATTAGTGGTTCAGGTCAATTACCAACTGGCTTGGTGAGTGGTTCATCTCAAATAGATTATGATGCTATATTAAACAAACCAACTACAATCACAGTTAATCAGAAAAATGCTATTATTGCAAATACTGCTAAAGTTGGATATACAGCAGCAGCTCTTCCAACAGGTACTATATCATCATCAGCACAAATTACATCGCTGGGTTATTCAACAACAGATAGAACAGGTTCAGAACAAACATTAACATTGGCTGGAAACAATTTAAGTATATCAAATGGTAACACAGTTTCATTAGCAGGTTTAGGTGGTGGGGGTGCCGGTGGTACATCGATATGGAATACTGGTTCTCAAAGCCCAAGTTCATATACACATTTGATGACATCAAATAATTTAAAAGTAACTGGTAGTGTGGATATCAAAGGTGATTTCACTGTAAACGGACAATCCGTATTTACACAAACATCAGCATCTGATGCAGGAAACGCATTGGTTGTAAAGGGTAGATTAAAAGTTTTAGAAGAACAAATAGGAAGTTATATAGCATCAGCATCTATTCAAGTAGGAAATACGCTAGATACTATAGATGGTGGTGGGTTTTTCTAAAATGGTTAATATTTATAAAAAGAATTAAGGTAATAGTACAACTATATACAAGTAATGGGATAAAAATATGGCTCAAACAATAAAACATAGAAGAGGTTCGGTAGCATCCGTAAGGAACATCACCTCATTTGGAGAAGCAGAGATTGTAATCGGTAGTGGTTCGGTTGATGGTAAGGTAGATGGACCGATAGTTTATATCGGTAAGCCGGGTGGTTCAACAGCGGCTAATGATTACGCACCTATATCAAAATTATACACTGGAGCCGGACTTCCAGAGGTAAAACCTGCTAATTATGGTACTACATTAGATGGATTACCATACTATGATTCAACAAATAAAAAATTATACATTCTAAATGCACATTCTGATGGAACATCAGGTCACTCTGAAATAATTTTAACAAAAAATTCACTTCACAACTTTGCAACTGAAGTTTCAGCATCAGCTGTAGCTGCAGGGTTTGGTGGTGGTGGTATTTTTACACCAATAACAGCAGCATTAGAAAGAACTACAAAAAATATTCAAATAACAGGTTCATTAGAAGTTTCATCAAAAATTGAAGCTTTAAACACAAATGTTGGAACACCAACATCAAATGATTGGGGAGCTAATTTAGATGGTTCATATTTTAATAACTTCACAAAAGATACAGATGTATCTGAAGTTTTAAGATTTGTTGCAGGATTATTATCCTCATCAGCAGCTAATCCAACAGCAAACTCAAAAACATTAGGTTCGGTATCCGAAACTAAAACAAATACTGGAACTGTTTCAGCGATAGGTGGACATATTCCAACTGATAATATTAAAGATGATACAAACTACTTAATAAGTAAAGGATTCGCAACAATTGGGGGAACACTCTTTCCAGGAAAAACAATTTATAATAATACTGGATATAATGTATCATATAATTCGGTAGCAGGTGGTTCTACATCAGTACAATCATCAGCAGATGCACAATTATTTGGATTAGGTGGATTAAATAGTGGTAATGCTAGTGCATTTCAAGTAAAAGGAACTCATGCATTCAGATTCAACAATAATAATACTGGAACTCAAACAGAAACATCAGCATCGACAGTAACATTAAGCAATTCATCATTCTCAACTTCAAATGGTGTAACAATAGCTAAAATTAACACTGTAAATCCTGCAGTTATACCCGCGGCATTTCAAGATGGTAAATTTGTTGGAGTTCATGGACAGAACATTATGGGATGGACAACTGAAGCAAACACATCAGTATCAGCATCAGGAACTTATATATTAAATACAACAATTGGAATCAAAACTGGTTCTCAAGCATCATTTGTAGATAAAACAGCAAGTGAAGAAATATTTTGGGCACCAATGTCATCTATTCAAACAAACATTGGTAACCATACAGGTGGAGCTATAGGTTCTCAAGCAGTTGTACAACAAACAGCAACATCATCCTCATTATCAGGCGCACCTTATTTAAACGGTGGAACTTGGTTATTAACGGGAGTGATAAGTGAGTTGTTCGAACCATTATATGTAGCATCAACAACGGCAGTAGATGTAGCAATTGGTAGTACAAGTGGATATACAATTACAAAAACAGCTGGTAACGATACATTATCAACAAATGGTGGCACAGTTCAAACAGCAGGTATGGTAAAAGATATTACTGGAAGTCCTGTTAGAAGTGTTGGAACTATTCCAACTTGGAATGATAAAGTACATATTAGTGCAACTTATTCAATTAGTGGTACTGGTAACACAATAACTGAAAATGGATTTAGTGATACTTCATTTACATTAGGTATAAGAGCTAGAAACAACGAAGGTGTACAAAGTACATTAAATACTCAAACCCCAACACTACATACAGCAGGTACATTCGGGCAAGCAGGTGCTAGAGGTTCAATGGGATACTTTGGTGGTGGAACTGCATCAACTACGTTAGTAGAAAGATTTACTAATGAAACTTATAGAAGAATAATCAGTACATCAACTGCATTATCAAACGCCTGGAATAGTGCAACTGCATTATCTAATGGTGATGGAAAAGGTTTGCAAGTTAAGCCAGGGTACTTAGTTAATCATGAATCGGCAAATGGGTATTGGTATGATGATTCGGCATATAACGCAGGACATTACAAATGGTATGTAAGAGAATTTGATACAAACGCTACAAACAACAAAGGTACATTAACAATTGATATGAACCCAAACTCATCAGCTGATTTTGTAAACTTTGATAGTACAGTTGCTAATAAAATAGCAGTAGGTGTTATGTTTGGTTCATCTGCATCAACTATATTCGATGCAGTTAAAGGTAATCAATCATATGGTGGTAGTTTGAACACAACGGCAAATGGGGCAATGAATCCATTTTCTGATAATGTAGCTATTAAAGGTGATTTCTCATCAATAACAAATTCAAACGGAACATTAACATTAGGTTTAAATAACGCAGGTGGACAAACAATTAACTCTTCAAATGATAAAATTTGGTTAGTTATTAGATATAAAGGAACACCATCACAAACATTGGAACAAATAACGGTTTCAGTATCGTAATAAAGAGGAATAAAAATGGCATATAATTCAGATAATAGGTCGGAGAGATTATTACAAGGTAGAAGATTCACAAC